GTCCGAAGAGGAGACTGCGACTGCGGCCGATCCGACGACCGCTGCGGAGCAGCCCGAGGCTGAGGAAAAGGCAGCTGAGCCGGAGCCTCCACCGAAGCCCCCGAGGGCCAAGAGATGTCCGCACTGCAGGGCCGAGCTCTTCCCGCATGACCCCGACGGGCCGAAGGCGGGCTGTGCTCACTGCAACAACTGCGGGTGTTGCTTCGGGCCCGACGGCCAGCCACGTCCCGGGCACCCGGTCTGCTCACTGGCTCCAACTGAATAGCTGACGCCTCTGTACTCGTTGCCTGTGCAGAGAGGGGGGCGAAGATGGCTGCTGCCGTCACTGACGCATACGCCACGGCAGAGCAATACCGCACTGCCACTACTATCGACTCCACCGGGTCCGACGACGACATCGTCGTCGACCTCGGCGCCATCAGCCGCTACATGGAGAAGAGGCTGGGGCGCTTCTTCACGAAGGACGCCGCCGACGTAGCGCGGCAGTTCTACACCTCCCACACCGGCGCCCTCCTCCCGGAGGCCGAGAACCCCTGGAAGCTCTGCCGGGGCGAGCGCGTCCTCCAGGTCGACGATATGTCCGCCGCTCCGACGACCGTGAAGGTCGACGAGAACGCAGACGGCGTCTGCGAAAAGACCTACGCCATCGGGACCGACTGCGTCGTCTGGCCCATGAACGCCCTCAAAGGCCCGGAGCCCAAGCCCTACACCGCCCTCTTCATCCCGGACTGGACTACAGAGTCCCTGAACTGGCCTCCGGCGCGCCTGGTCGAGATCACTGCGAAGTGGGGCTGGCCGGCCGTCCCCGGAGCCATACAGCGCGGCTGCATCCATCTGACGGCCATCCTGCGCCTTGAGACGCCGCGGGCGAAGAACTCTATGTCTGAGATAGGCGAGGTCCTCGGCACCTCCAAGCAGGCAAACGCCATCATCGACGAGCTCATCAGGCACTACGGGCGCGTGACAATATGACAGAAGGTCCGCTGACCATTCAGCTAGAGGGCATGGAGGCGCTGACGCGCAAGCTCGGCAACAAGCAGATCATCCTTCGCCCTGTCGCCAAGATGATCTCTGACCTCGCTCTTCTCGTTCAGCGCGAGGCGCGATCTGGCGCTCCCCGGGACACTGGCGCGCTGGGGCGAAGCATCATGCGGGAGGTTCAGCCGCTGATGGCTCGTGTCTTCACCGGCCTGCAGTACGCGCCGGTCATGGAGTACGGCCGGCATCCAGGTGGACGGATGCCCCCGCCGCAGGCACTCGCGGGCTGGGCCCGGCGACACGGCTTCGGCACGTCGGCCGGGGCTCTGTTCGTCCTGGCTCGATCAATAGCCCGGCGCGGTATCAAGGGGCGCTTCTTCATGAAGAAGGCGACGGATGCTGGGCGCAATGCCCTGCCCAGGCTGGTGTCACAGGCGGTAGCGAGCATGGAAGGTGAGTGGCGCAAATGACCTGGTCGACCATCCGTGACGGCTTCAAGGCGCGACTGGCTACTATCGACGGCCTGACGGCGCACGACGTCATGCCCGACTCGCTGCCGGACAAGGACGTGGCGGTCGTACTGCCCGGGGAGCCGCTATTCGAGCCGCAATCGTCCAGCGGCCTCATCAGCGTGAACGTCCGGGTAGTCGTGCGCTGTTTCAGGGGTCGCGGCACGGACGCCCAAGACGCGCTCGACGCTTACCTATGGCCCAGCGGAGACAACAGCATCATAGCGGCGGTCTACGCCGACGCGACGCTGGCCGGGGAGGTGGACGATACGGAGTTCGCCTCTGTCGGTGCCTACGGCGCGGTCGCTGACAAACCGGGGGCGTTCCAGGCCGATGTCAATTTCCGCTGCGCGGTTACTCCGGAATGAGGTAGTGGCGTGAACGAGACAACCGAAGCCTATCATCGCTGGTATTACGACAGCGGAGCCTGGCTGACAACCTATCTAGGCGTCCATATCGAGAAGTTCGTGACAGACCTCTGGAATTATCAGCAGATCATCGCACGTCTCCGGCCCGGCCTAGTCGTTGAGTTCGGGACTAAGGCTGGGGGAAGTGCCCTTTACTTCGCCGAACTCATGCGAGCCGTGAATCCGGATGGCCTGGTCTTCACCGTCGACATCGAGGACGAGGTTGATGATGTCGTGAAGCAGCACCCCCTGATTCGATTCTATCGTTCAGACTCCGCTCTTCCCGCCGTGGCGAAAGAGATCAAAAAGCTACGGGCGCTACACCCCGGCCCAGTGTTCGCCATTCTGGACAGCGATCATTCAAAGGCGCACGTCCTGGCAGAAATGGAGCTGCTGCGCGGTGTCCTGGTCGCCGGGGACTACCTCGTGGTCGAGGACTCGAACATCAATGGTCACCCCGTCATGTCCAGCTGGGGTCCGGGCCCGTGGGAGGCTGTCACAGAATACTTCCAACGCTACCCCGATGACTACCGACTAGACAGCGAGATGGAGGCGAGGTTCGGTTTCACCTGTGCGCCCCGCGGTTATCTGGAGAGGACCGCATGAAGATTCTCGCCGTCGGTCCGGCAGCCTACTTCAGCGTCTGGGACGTCTACCAGGGACAGGTCGCGGGCCTGCGTGCCAACGGCGTCAAGGTCTACGAGTTCGACTACGGGAAGCGCCTGCGGGTGTTCAACGAGTTCAACGAGTGGTGCAAGCGCCGCAAGATAAACGGCCCCGGTACGAACGAGAAGCTCTACACGATGGCCGGCGAAAGTATCTACGTCACGGCGAAGGCCCTGGAAGTCGACCTGGTCTGGATGAATTCGCCCCTGCACGTCCACTCGCTGATCCTGCAGTTGCTCAAACGCGACGGCGTGAAGGTGGCCGGCTACATGAGCGAGTGCCCATATGAGGATGAGCGCTGGATCGTCAGGGCGCCGCTGTTCGACTACTGCTTCATCAATGACAAGGTGAGCCTACCCCTGTGGCGCCAGACCAATCCGAAATCGTTCTACTTGCCCCACGCCTTTGACCCTGAACGGCATCACCTGAACGGCAACCCGCCGAAGGAATGGGACGTCATGTTCGTGGGCACCGGCTTCCCGGCGCGGCGCCGGTTCTTCGAGAAGGTCGACTGGACGGGGATCACGCCGAAGTTCACGGGCTACTGGCCGAGGACGCCGGCGAAGACAAAGCTGCGCCCTTATCTTGAGTTTTGTGTAGTCGACAACACGGAGGCGGTCAGCCTCTACCAGCGCTCTCGCATCGGCCTGCAGCTACACCGGCAGGACAAGTACTACTGGGGCAAGGAGCAAATCATGCCGGGGTCGGCGTACTCGCTGGGCCCGCGCTCCTACGAGTTGGCAGCGTGCGGCGTCTTCCAGCTCTCGGATGATCGGCCGGAACTGAGGGAGGTGTTCGGCGACACGGTTCCGACGTTCAAGACGCCGGACGAGTTGGGCGGGCTGATGCGCCACTACCTGGCGAACCCAAGCGAACGCGAAGACATGGCGCGAAGGCAGCGGGAGGCTGTTCAACCCTGCACCTTCGCCAATCGGATGAAGGACGTACTCGAGATCTTAGCAGCATAAGGAGGTCCCCAAATGGGAACGAAATACGCAAGGAACCAAGTCCTGTACGCCGGCTCGGGCGTCGCGACGCCTGTATCCGAAGGCCGCGGCTTCAAGATCACCCGCGGGACGGACCTGCTGGAGGACACGTCCTGGGGCGATACGAGCAAGAGCTACCAGGTGGGCCTGGCCGACTTCAAGGGCGCCCTGACGAAGTGGTACGATTCTGCGGCCTTTGTCCTTGAGGCAGCGGTGCTCGCTGCTACCGCGATGAAGTTCTACTGGTACCCCGACCGGGCGACCGCGACGGACTACTGGTACTGGACCGGCTACCTGACCTCGCTGACCCAGGGCGGCGACATCGGCGCCATGATCGAGGAGAGCTACGACATCGTAGCCGACAACGTGACGGCGCCGACGCACATTCACGCATAGGGGGTGACCTGTGGGGCTTCTGACAGAGAAGCGAACTGAGCGCATCGACCTCGGCGATGGCGACTGGGTCGAGATACTGGTCGACCTGCCGGTGAAGGAGGCCTGCGAGATTCAGGAACTCGCCGACAAGGGGCTGACAGACCAGGCGTTGGGCCTGTTGGTTGCCGTCATCGTCGCCTGGAGTGACGCGGCGCCCGTGACGCCGGAAAGCATCGCCGGTCTCAGGGCGGAACTCGCAGCCACGATCATGCAGAGATTCAATGAGCGAATGACGGCGGTCCTGGACCCAAAAGTCTCCTCGTTGCCCTTGACACGTTCATCGAGGGCGAAGGGGCGCAGCCGTATGCCGACCTCATAAGCCATCTCTGCGAGGAATACCGGTGCTTGCCGAGTCAGATAGAACGGGAGGACTGGGAGACGATCCAAGCGATAGGGTTCTGCCGCGCCTACCGCCAGGCGACTACCGCCTACGACACCGGCAAGCCTACGAAGGAAGAGACGGACCTGTTGGCTCAGGTGGACTCTTGGAGAAACGAAGAGGATGGGGAACACCGCCGAACTTAGCATCCTTCTCAAGCTCAAGGACGAAGCGTCGCAGGGCCTCAAGAACGCTGGCGACGCTACTGGCGGTCTGTCCTCGAAGATGCTCGCGCTCGGGGCTGCCTTAGCGACAGCGGCGGCGGGCTACGTCAGCTTCCAATCGATCAAGGGTGCCATCGAGAGCACCCAGCAGCTCGGCGATTCCATCACAGAGATGACCCGGCTGACGGGGCTTTCCGCAGAGAAATCCTCAGACTACATCTACGCCGCCAAGATGATGGGCCTTAGCGCCGATGATCTAGGGCGCAACTTCGGCATTCTGGAGAAAAGACTTACCGGTGTTCTCGATGGCACTGAGGGTCTAGCGGCCAGCACCGGCCCGGTCGCCCCCATCCTCGCGGATATGGGTATCAACGCCCTCGACGCAGCGGGCAACATCCGGCCAATGGCAGACCTCATCCCAGAGATAGCGGACGCCTTTGCGGGGATGACCGATCCCGTGCAGAGGGCTGGGCGGGCGAATGAACTGTTCGGAAGGAGCGGGGTGGATATGCTCCCGTTCCTCACCCTCGGAAGCAAGGGGCTAGAGGAAATGAGCGCTGAGGCTCGAAAACTGGGGCTCGAATTATCGGCCGGGAACGTGGCGAAGATTCACGAATACACGCTGGCGCAACGGAAGTTCGGCGAGGCGCTGGGGGGAGTGAAACTCGTCATTGGCCTAGCAGTCCTGCCCATCCTGACGCGATTCATGGACCTGCTGATCTCCCTGCAGCCGGTCATTCGTGACAAACTCGGCGGCGCGATTCAGTGGTTGACTACGGTCTTCGGCTCCCTGGCGGCCTATATCAAGTACGCGGTGACGACAGGGGACTCTCTGAACGAATACCTCACGGGAGCGCGTACCCCGCTCTCGACTTTCTTCCTGCTGTTGGGCGAAACCGTCCTCAGCCTGAAGGACATTGGGGAGTGGCTCCTGACGGCCGCCGATGCGGTCTATAAATGGGGCCGCAACATCGCCGATATGCTGGATGACGGCCGAGACATGGCGGACAACTTCGGTGCCCTCAACGATATCGTCCCCCTGGTTGCCGACGCTATAGCCGTGCTCGTTGCCGCGATGGTGGTAGGTACAGTGGCGACCTTCGTCGGGGCAATCGCTGACCTTGCAGTCGGAATCGTCACGTTCCCCATCGAGCTCCTCAAGGACGTGGTCGGCGTGGTGGCGGACCTGGTATCGACTGCTGCCCAGATGGTCAGTAAGGCGATCACCATCACTCAGAACGTGATTAGGACCGGCGTCGATGTCATTCAGTTCCTGGTCGACGTCACGGGCACCGTCTTCCAGAACGTCGTCAGGACGGGCGCCAAGATTATCGACGTACTCAACCCCGTGACGGGTACGGTCACGCAGAACATTCAACTGCAAACACCGGCGGGTGCGGGCGAAGGGACGAAGGGTTGGTTCGCGAACCTGATGGGGAACATTCTAGGCGGCCTCGGCGGCTCGCCGGAGGTCCTGCGAGGCATCAGTAAGTTCATAGGTCTCCTCGGAGCGGCCATCGGTGGAGGCATAGTTGTCGCAATCAGCGGCGGCATTACCGCTGCTGGCGTCGGTACGGCCCTGGTGGCTGCTATTGCCCTTCCAATCGGCGTCGCGTTCGCGACCTACCTGGCGATCATCGCGGAACTTCCCGTGATCTTGACGGTAGCCCTCATTCGGCATTTTGGCGGAGCAATCAAGCTATTTTTCGGCCAAACCCTCCCGCGCCTATTCACCGAAGGTATCCCGCAGTTTGCAAAGTCCCTGCCAGGCTGGGCCGGCTTCCTCGCCGGCGCTGTGGCTGGCGCAATCATCTTTGCCCTGTTCGGCATTCCGGCACTGCTCATCACTCGCGTCGCTCCGGCACTCGCTGACGCCATCGGCGGCATTTTCAAGGGCATATCGTGGGATAAGATCGGCGAGACCTTTGCAGGTCTGGGCGGGCGAATCGCCGGTTGGATCACCGGCGGACTAGCGACCGTCGGCGCGGCCTTCAGTGCGATCCCCGGTCTCTTGTCCGATGCGCTGAAGTCTATCCCTGGCCTGTTGGCGGAGGTCGGTCGGGGCATTCAGGACTTTGCTGCGAGTGTCCCCGGCTGGATCGCTGAAGCCTTCGTGTCGATACCCGGACTTGTGGTCGATATCTCCACGGCTTTCCTTGACTTCGCGACTAATCTGCCCGGCTGGATCAGCGCCGCCTTCGGCGCCATCCCTGGGATCATTACGGGCTTCCTGAGCGGTGCCGGCGGCGCGGTAGAACTCGTCGCAGGGGCGATGGCGAGCATCTTCCAAGCCGTCTTGACCACGCCACTCGGCGATGCAGCTGGCTACATCATGGGGCAGTTCGCGGCGGGCTTCGCTGCAGGCTGGAGCGCGGTCAATGACATGACGGGGGGTAGCCTCGCGGACCTAACAAATGCGCTGGGCGGCTTCACTACCACCATGTGGACGCTCGGCAGCAATGCCGTCGGGGCTTTCTGGGAAGGCTTAACAGCCGCTTTCGGTTGGCCCTTCGACTGGGGGCAGAGGATAGTCAACGGCTTGTGGGAGGGAATTCAATCGCTCAAGGACTGGATCGTCGGGCAGGCGGAAGACTTTGGAAGGTCGATATACAACGCCATCAAGGACGGTCTCGCCGACCTCTGGCCCTTCTCACCCTCAAAGGCAGGGGTCAAGATCGGCAGCGGTCTCATCCTTGGCATCGGCAAGGGAATCGCGGAAAGCCTGTCGGCGCTCTCCAGCCCGATGACGGGCCTGAGCCGGGCTATGGTTGTCTCGGGTGCTTATAGCGGCGGGAGTGGTGGCAGGTCGACCCCTGTGAATCAATCCACGATCGGGCATCAGGGGATGAATAACTACGGGAGGATCGACGTCCATGTCCAGGGCGGGGGCGGTGATTTCCTGGCCGAACTGGAAAGGCAACTACGATGAACCGCCCGATCTTCGGTCCTCTTTCCCTTTGGCGATGTGGCGCTTTAGTCGGCCACCAATGGCCCCACCGACGAGGCCCCCGAGTATCACGAGTGCGATGTAAACGAGCATGTTCTCCGTCCTTCCAGCGGGGAAGTCCATCATACACCATCCGTCAAGGGAGCGCTTAGATGACCGCGATCCTGACGCCCAAGACCTTCGGCGGGAACAATATCTCAGACGGCACGCAATATCGCGCTCGCTTCACTGCCGACTCACCGATCGGCCAGTCCTACGCTGCCAAGCCGAACACCATCC